ACATTTGTAACCTTAGAACGGATCATATGGAACTGCTGAAGAAGTATCATTTAGTGGATCATCAAGATTGTCTTTTGTGATAATCTTTGTTTCCTGGAATGTCATTGATATTTCAACTGACACAGGAGCGCCAGTATCAAAGAATGCAGGAACACCTTCAGCATTATAGTTGATAGAAACATTCTTAAGAACGCATGTTCCTATTTTGTATAGGTATGGAGCAAGTGTGCTTGAAAACTCAATTGTAAATTCATCTGGGTATTCAAATGCAAGATTTCCAATCTTATAGTTTGGATGCATATGATACTTCAGAGTGTTAATTAGATCTTTAATGAGTCGTGATTCTGTAGAGTTTCTTGCAATAAATTTATATGTGAAACTGTGCTCACGGAAATCAACTCCTTGAAACAAGACTGCCATATGTGGGTTGATTGCAAGACCTTCTGATACACCAATACCAGAAACAACGCCTCCTGCAGTACCACCAAACGCAAGCAGTCCACCTATTGCTCCCGCAGCACCTGTTGCTGCAGCACCTGCCGCTGCTGGTCCTGCTACACCTGCTGCACGGACTGCAGCATCTACATCTTTTGATTTAACTGCCTCTGTTGCTGCTTGTATCTTTTGCCCAATCATTGAAGAGATGTCTGATGCTGCACCTTTAAGGTCTGCTGCATTAATTCTTCCTGCTGCCATTGCACCAAAGATACCAAGTGATTCATTTTGGTATTGTGCACCATAAGAGGTTGATAGATTTGTTGGAATAGGAAGAACAATTGTACGAATGACCCTTTGTGTTCCTATTTCTTTTCTTGTGTTTCGAGTTCTTTCAACGACATTATAAATCATATAGTGCTCATTGTCTAGATCTTGAGGAAACACAATGGGTCTGTAAACCTTTCCACCATTTTCTTGCCAAAGTTCTTTAACTGGGGATGTTGTTTTGCTCCCTTGAACCTTGTTCTTTATGATCTCATTGAAGTTCGCTGAGATTGTTGGTAGTCCATTTGGACCTGCACCAATTGAGAATGCACCCTTACCTCCTGCACCAGCAATGTTTTCAAGCGCACCAGTTGCTTGTCCTACAACTGATTTACCTGCAGCAGTTAATTGTCTTAGATTTATGTTAGGCATATAAATATTTATTATGAGTTATAAAGGAAAATTTAGACCAAAGTTCCCTGAGAAGTATAAAGGTGATCCAACAAATATAATCTATCGCAGTCTCTGGGAAAGAAACTGCATGATTTACTTTGACCAAAATCCAAATGTGTTAAACTGGTCATCTGAAGAAATTATAATTCCTTATAAATCGCCAATTGATGGAAAATGGCACAGGTACTTTCCAGACTTTGTTATTAAGGTTCGCAATAAATATAATCAAACAGAAACCTATGTGATTGAAGTCAAACCTTACAAAGAAACAAAAGAACCTGAGATTAAAAAAAGGATAACTAAGCAGTATTTATATGAAGTTCAAACATGGGGTATCAATTCTGCCAAATGGAATGCCGCAAAAGAGTTTTGTGATGATCGCAAGTGGAAGTTTAAAATTATAACAGAGAGAGAATTAAAGATAAAATAGATGGCAAAGATATTTGACAACATACTCCTTCGTGGTGTTCGAAGTGGACAGATCCCTGCAAGAACAGAAGATGCAAGGAAATGGTTTCGTGACATTGCTCGAAACACAGGGTCAAATGAGAGAAAACCAGAAAGGATTTTAGAGTCATCAAAGAATAAGACATCTAGAGTTCTCCCTGGCAGAATGTATCACTTCTTCTATGATCCCAAGACAAAAGAAAAACTGCCATATTATGATGTGTTTCCTCTGATCTTTATGGTTGGAAAAGCAGAAGATGGGTTCTATGGAATCAATCTACACTACCTTCCACCACAATTAAGAGCAAAATTGATGGATGCATTGTATGAGGTGGTCTCTGATAAACGATATGATGAGAACACTAAACTAAGAATCTCATATAACATCCTACAGGGCGCTGCTAAATATAGATACTTCAAACCTTGTTTTAAACATTATCTAACAAAGCATGTACGATCAAGGTTTGTAGAAGTATTGTCCACTGAGTGGGACATAGCACTATTCTTACCAACTGAGAGATTCCTTGGAGCAAACAAACAAAAGATCTGGTCAGACAGTAGAAAACAAATAACATGACATTCAACGCACAAAACATTTTAACCACTCTTAACAGAAGTGGTCTTGCCAAACTCTCTCATTATGAGGTTGAGATAACTAGTCCAGGCATTGACGTGGGTAACCAATGTAGCATTGCACTAGAAAGAGATATGATGTATCGTGCAGAGGCAGCAGAGATTCCTGGCAGAACAGCAATTACTACTGAATACAAGTTTGGTAATTATGGTCCACTTTCTAAGATTGTATACAATCAATTGTACGCTGATATGACAATCACATTCATGGTCAGTGAAGATCTTAGAGAGAAAGAATACTTTGAGATCTGGCAAGAGAAGATGATTGATACAGGTGCATTTGAAGAAGCACAAACTGGTACAAATAGACCTAACAGTAAATTCAATGTAAAGTATTTTGATGATTACGCTGGAACTATAACACTGAGACAATATGGTTCTGCTGGAGATCTGAGATCAATTCATATCTTCAATGAAGCATATCCAATTATCATGCAACCAATTACTGTAGGTTGGAATGATGATGGAATTATGAAACTGAATGTGACATTTGCCTACAGAAATTACAAAGTTACATTTAGAAAACAAGAACAACCAAGACTTGGTATTGGGTTTGGTATCAGTATTGGTCCTGGAGGAGTTTCTGGAAGTGTTCGTATTCCAGGAATAGGCACTGTTTCATCAACATCAAAGGGTGGACTGAAAGCAGTTACAGGAAAAATAGGAGCAGTTTCTGCGGTTGTTGCGAAAATGCGTAAATAATTAATTATTGGAGAACATTATGGCATTACCTTCATTATCTACACCAGAGTTTGTAACAAAAATACCTTCCACTGGTGAGGAAATAAAATACAGACCTTTCCTTGTCAAAGAAGAAAAGATTCTTCTGATGGCACTTGAAGGAAAGGATCAAGTTGAAATAACAGACGCTGTGATGAGACTTTTAGAGAATTGTATCATCACAAAGATTGATATTAAGAAACTTGCGACATTTGATGTAGAGTATCTCTTTCTAAAACTCCGTGGCAAGTCTGTTGGTGAAAACATTGAGATTCGTGCAATGCATCAGACAGGTGACTGTAAAGAAACAACCAACATCTCAATTAATCTAGATAAAATTGAGATTAGTGGTGAGAGAACAGATGGTAAGATCATGCTCACTGATGATGTTGGTGTTAAACTAAAATACCCTGGAATGCGTGACATCATTGGTATTGATCTAGAAAACAGTTCATCTATCTTTAAACTTGTTTCTAAATGTATTGAATATGTGTTCAATAAGAATGAAGTGTTCAATGAGTTCACTGAGAAAGAAATCATTGAGTGGATTGAGGGATTAAACCAAGCACAGTTTAAAAAGATTACAGAGTTCTTCACAAGCATTCCTAAACTATCACACACAGTAAAGTGGAAATGTAAGAAATGTAACAAGGATGATGAGTTCAAGTTGGAGGGACTCCAAAGTTTTTTTACATAGCATTGATACATGATTCATTAGCAAACATGTATCAATTAAACTTTGCTTTGATGCAACATCATAAATATAGTCTGACTGAACTAGAAAATATGATCCCATTTGAACGGGATATCTATGTGACTTTGTTAAAGAACTATCTTGAGGAAGAAGAAGAGAGATTACAAAAACAAAGGAAATAATAGTGCCAAGGAAGATTAACATAGATGTTGATGGAGATGGTAAAATAGAACAGGATGATATTGAAGCAGTGAAGGCAATTGAAGAAATTGACAGAATGAATAGAAGGCAGATGTCACAAAGAAAGATGGCATGGGTGGCAATGTGGAGTATGATTCTGTTCACTTTACTTTTGTTCTCTCCATTGATACCTGAATCAAGAGTAAACGCACTCTCTGATCTGCTTGGTCTTTTTTACATTGCACAAGCAGGTGTTGTTGGTGCATTCCTTGGCGTAACCGCATGGATGAATAAGAAATGAATCTACCAGTAGTAAATAATAACTCTGCAGATAAGATCGTTACCGTAATTGAAAAGGGTAATGATGTAAGTCTCACTGAAATGCAGTTCCAAGATCAGTTCTTCCGCAGATTTGCTGCTGATGTAATTAACAGCATAGGATTTCTACAAACTCTGCCAGATATTGCTGAATATCAGAATCTCACTATAGATGAGATCAAAAAAGCAAACCTTGCTCTCCTAGAGAGATTTGATCTGTTCACAGAGTTCCAAAACCTTACAGTTGATCAGATCAAAGACAGCAATAATAAACTGTCTAATTCATTAGATCTGATGACAGAGTTTCAGAATCTTACAGTAGATGAGATCAAATCAAGTAATCTCAAACTTGTAGATTCATTTGATACGCTGATTGAATCTGGTAGACAACAGAGAGAAACTCTTCAAAGAAGTATGCGAGCAGGACTTGCGAATGTTGCAGGAATACTTAAAGATTCACTTGCTCTTGAAAAAGAGAAGTTTGATCTTGAAAGACTAAATGCATTAAGAGCAGAAGAATCAAGATTAGAGGCAAGAGAAGTAGAACCTGCTGCAGAAAAAAGAGAGGAAGAGAAGAAAGACTCATCTTTTCTTGGAGGTATTCTTCTTGCTATTGCTGGTATCATATCTGGATTTGTTGTAGGGTTCATTGACTCACTTAAAAAGACTCTTGCATTTGCTTCTGCTACTTTAAAA